AAAGCGCAGCATCGACAATTACATAATCGAACTCGCTTGGAACACGGCTTTCATCTGCAGCATTCGTGAGTGTCTCAGGAACGCGGTAATAATCATACCGCACAGAGTATGCTTTGTCTGGTGAGGGGCTTACACTAAAGCCACTGCCGTGTCTGCGAAAGACGTAGTTAGGAATACCTCTACCATCAGATCCTGCATCTAGATCGGCATTTCTATGTAATTTAATATACTCATCTCTGTCGATCAGATTTAGAGTAGTTGTTTGTGTGCCTAGGCCATCGTCTTTCTGGATATAGAAACTATGCCAATCTACGATTTTAAGGTCACTAGGCCAAGAGTAGTCTGTCTGACCGACGATTAAAAGTTGGTCATATGTTGCCGCATTGAAGGGCCACTCGTACTCTTGTTGATTAATCTGTGTGATAGCATTACGCACTGCATCTTTAGCAAGTGCTTGTACGCCTCGCGTATCATTAAACAAAGATGACTCGATCTCCACTTCGTTCAATCGACGAAGGAGTTTGTTACATAAATCTCTAAAGGTAGTAGCCATCTCAGCCTCTTATAAAGAAAGGGGGCCAGTTAGGCCCGGCCCCCAAAGACCCGCACTATGCAAGGTTGTAGTTTGCAGTCATCAACGCTTCTGGGCGTAGAATCTTCTTGCCATACAATTGCATTCCGCGAACAACGTCTGCGAAGGTATCTGGTGAGCGGAAGCTCTCAGTCTTCGTGATTTGTTGCGCAGTTGCTACTGCTGAGTCATGGCCTGCAACGATTGAGCCCCAGTTGTCCTGTGAGCCTGCGCTTGCTGCTGTTCCTGCACCTGTACCGAAGTATGGTAGGTTGTTAGAAACATATACGCGGAAGCCACGGATTGTACCCGGTAGACGACCATTGCGTACTTCGCCTTCACCGCCGAAATCAGCGTTGATCAATTTCGCGTCTTCATCCATTAGGATTTCTTTGAAGACAGGATCAACAACAATCCAACGACCATCAGTGTCCACATTTGCTGCGTCCATTAGACGAGCCATGCGGTTCATGATTGCCAAAGGTGAAGTGATAGCACCTGTACCGCCACCTGCAGCTACAGGAATTGAGGTCAATTCGTGTGTGTCTGCGTCTGCAGTACCTGTTAGTGGAGTACCACCGAAGTCAGCTATGTCGAGCTTGTTTGCCGCCAACAATTCGTCGGAGCCTGCAGTTGTGTCTGCTTTTTCGCCGCCGTTAACTGTTGTGTTGCGGATCCATGCTGTATCACCTGCGTTACGCACGTAACCAGTTAGGTATCCCAAGCAGTCTTGGTCAAACTTATCACGCAACTTATAGCCTGCGCGGTCAGTTGCTAGATCCATGAAATTGATGTGCCAAATCTTCAACAAGTTTCGCTAATTCTTGTCCGTTCTTAGTTAAGAACTGCTGCATATTTCTATGCAGAGGAGACCATATCATCACCCTAACTCTGTGTTAGGGGCTACGCGCTTCGGGCCGCTTGGCCCTACTCCCTCTCGGGATGGTCGTTGAACCTTCCGCTAGTGCGGCTTGGCTGCTGATTGTCCTCGTCTTTACGTTAGGATGTCCCAGACAATTCACGTAGTTTTTCGATTAGGGTTACCCCTAAAAGCTCCCATTAATGATAAGAGTGTGCTTCTTCAATGTCATCGATTGCGAACTGGAAGTACTGAGCAGAGTCGATCTGCAAAGTAAACCCGGCATCTGTAAGATCTTGTGTAGCCAATTGTGTGCCACGAAGATAGTTCGTGATAGTGATATCAGGCTCCTTGACGATCTTCACCGAATCACCGTAGTTCGCGATTTCTCCCGCGTAATCCGTATTAGTTACATCTTCAATAACGGAGCTCTTTCTGAACGCCTTCTGTACCTTTTTTGAGTACAGGGTGGGCGAGAAATTTCCATTTGAGAAGTTGCTCTGATGTGGAGAGCTTGTCTCTTGTCCGAATGCCATTTTAAATCTCCTTCTAATGAAATGGCGTGACCAGATTTGGTCAGTTCAAAACACAGAAGAGACATCGAAGTGGCAGTGCCTTGCAGAGGGTGCGTATATACTGCCGTATATACGGGCCTCCCAACACTGGTAGACTTTTTGTCGTTTTCTTCTGATGGGTAAAAATTTCTAGGGGTAGGTTATAAAAACGGCCCTAGACAATTATTGAGGTATCAATAATACCTGTATTATAGCACAACATATGCAAATAGTGCAATACGTTAGCGTGCATTTCCACTTAGGTCATATACAAAGTTGCCTGTCTTCATTGCTGTAAGAATAGCCTCTTCGTACTTTTCAAACTCTGCGTCAGACATACGCTCTACCTGACTTTCACTAAACCGGGGCTTTCCGTTTGATCCCGGCGTTGCTGCAGAAGAGCGACCAACAGACTGTGCTGCTGATTTCGAACGCTTAGTTTTGCGACCTGTATCCGCTTTATATAAATCCAAGGCTCTAGCTGCTGCTAGAACATCTGTGCTGTTTTTATATAAGGAATCTTTAATATTCTGAGGCTGCATAGACACCCACTCATGAACTTTGGATCGTTGCGGATCTGATTAAAGTCTGGATGATAGTGGTGAAGCTGCTGCTCTGCCTCTCTACGATTAATCTTGTGCTCTAGCTTAGAAAGGTGGCCTAATCGACGTTCACCCTCTTCTAATGCTTCGTTAGCGCGTTTACGTGCTATCGTATCTACAATCGCTGCAACCTCGGGGTATTTCTTAGCCCATGCATCCACCTCTTGATCGTTTTTAGGGAAGCGGATCTGTTGCCGTGTAGCTTGATCTAGCTGCGCTTTAAGTTGTGCGATCTCTTGCTCTTTCTGTGACATGAGATGCTGATTATGCCGACGAAGATCTCCGTACCGTTTCTTGTACGTTTCGTCTTCTTGCCCTTGCGCCGGGGGCATCTCTTGCTGCGCTGCCATTTCTTGTGAATAAGACATATTGTCTTTGTCTAAGTCTTCTCGATAAGCACCTTTATACTTTGCCATTTTATTCTCTTATGTTGGGGGCCAAGGCCTTCCTCGGGTAGCCCAGATTAATTAAATGATGAATTTTATTGTTGGTTTTTTCACCATGCCATAAAGCGAAGTTTCGACCTTCTTGGGATAATATTCTTCATCCTCTTCTAGGTCAGGATATTCGCGCTCCTCTTCGTCTACGTTCACTCCGTCAGCCATTTCGATTGTGTTGCCTTCGGGTGTTTCGTATTCTTCTTTTTCTTCTTGTTTGGTATCGTCTGCTGCTTGTACCTCGGTGTCCTCAGTATCTTCGCCACTGGGTTCGTCTTCGTGATACCCTTTCCCTTCGCAATGCTCACAACCCTCTCCATCACATTCGTCGCAGGTTACCTTGCCTTCGGGATCTACCTCTTGGATAAGGCCCATGCTGTGCATACTCATCAGACCCATCTCAGCTTCAGCCTGCATGTCCATGATATGTTTTAGGCCGTGCCACTTAACTACATTTGCAGGTAGGACGTATTCTCCTTCAGAGATCATAACAGAAATATCGTCACGCACATTCTCTGCAGTGGATCCGATAGGGATTGGATTGCCGGAGACAGGATCTACGTTTTCACCGCATCCACACTCGTCCATAGCTCCACATGAGCAAGGCATCCCACCTTTGTACATGTTTCCTTGGATGGCTTTTTGTACAGCCTCGCCTCGGGTACGCTCGTAATCACTCAGCTTACCATCTTTGTCTAAGTCTGCTTTTTTTTCATCTAATTGAAATTTTTTCTTTGCCATTTCTGAACCTGCTTCCGTAGTAATACCCTTACGAGCTTCATTTAAAGATTGTCTCATTACTTTTTGTTCCAATATCCATAAGTGTCGGCAAACCAAATGCGCTCTTCATCTCTATCGAGCATTTTATATGGGGGTGTTGCCGCACGTTCTTCAGCAGTCATGTCGCGTCTTGCTTGAACCAATCGAGACTTTGTTTCGCCGCCTTCTAAGTAATAAAGCTCTGTATCTGAGACGTTAATATTTTGAGCTAACCCGCTCCGCATGGTCTTGTAATATTCGTCCATGACATCGTTAAGTTCGCCGGAGTCTAGTAAGTGGAATATAGCATTTGCCCGTGCGCGTTTATTATCCACATTATTTGGGCCTACCATGTC